CTATTTTAAAATATACACTACCTGAGTAGCCTATATTAAAGTTTTTATTAATATTTACATTAAGACCTATTAGAGCCTTATTTTTGGCATTAAGCATGATTCCAGGACTTAGTACTTCTAAGCCATTTGAGCCGCTTAAATCGCCTCTAAAGCCCAAATAAAGGGTATTCTTAGCTTTAGCTGCCTTAGTAATGGTGGTAAGTATGGTTTTTTTGGTTATTTTAGCCTCAAATCCCCTTGATTGGATCTTATTTTGGCTTATAGTGTCGTTAATGACAAAGGTATTAGAATCTACATTAATGGTGTCAGAATAAGCATAAGTACGCATATAATCAGATACTATGCGTATAGTATCATGTACAAGATATTGTACAGAATCATGTACAGTATCAGTAGCTATGATCACATAAGGAATGTCTTTACCTTGTTTCCATTTAGTAGTAACTTTAGTCTGATATACTGTATCGGTCTTTACAGACTCAATAACAGCATTAGAGCTATGGCATGACTCATATAGCCATACCATAGCAAAAAAAGCAAGGATAATGATTAAATAGTCCTTAATATGCTTCATTATTCAGCAGATTCTGTAGGTTCTTCTTCAATAGCTTCTTCAATAATTGGCTCTGGAGTAGGCTCTGGTTGAGGAGGTACTGGAGGCATATAATCACCTGTGATTGTTAATTTAAGTTGTTCAGCTACCCAATCCCAAGCATAAGAATCCACAGTCCATTGAGTGTAGGCTTCACCTGTCATTGTTAAGTTACCTTGTGCAACTTGAACACCTACCTTACCAAAATCCTCAGTCATTAAAGAATAGTAAAAAGTAGCACATGTGCCTAAAGTTACGTTTACGGCATAAGCGTTTAATATCTTAGCCTCTAAAGTTTGTCCATTGTCCCAAATTGATACGGGTTGAATTGTTTTCATTTTATTTTATTTTTATTTTATAAAGGGAATTGTACGCATAAATCACAAAGTGAATAATAGAATCTAACTGTACTACCACCGCCTAATAAATCTCCTTTTGTTAAAGTTATATTATATGTTGTGCTTGGAGTAAGTATATATCTTTGAGCAATGCCAGAAGTTATAACTTGACCAAAAGAAGTAATTGTTGCACCACTAATGCTTTTTGCTGGTTGAGGAACAATCAGCATTGAATCATTATTAACTGTACCACTATTTAAACCTGCACTATTAAACCCAACATACAAGTAAACATTAAAACTATAATAGCTTGTGATTGTTCCACTTGTTGAAACTGAACTACTACCACTTAAAGGATAAACTCCACTTGAAGGAGTATATACAATAACATCAACAGGACTTGCAGCCTGTAAGTCTTGTTTAACTACTAATTGATTAGATGCTTTAGCAGCGTAAGAAGCATAAGATGTATTTATATATACATAATCATTTGCGTCTGCTTTTGTAATACATTCATTAGAAGTTGGTATAGGTTGCTTTTGTATAAATACACCAGTATTAACTGCATCCCAAAGATTGTTAAAAGTAATTGCTTGATTATTTGCTAAACTAACCCAAGGCATTATAATAAGGATTTAATAAGTTTTTCTAATTGTGCAACTTTATCTTCTAAGTAAGCAATCTTTGCAGTATGTACTTGACTATAAGACAAAGTTAAGAAACCATCTTCTCCTTCACTAACCGCACTTGGTAATATTTCTTGTAAATCTTGTGCATAGTAACCTAATTCCTCTTTACCATTCTTAATGTATAGCTTAGGAGTAATAGTTTCTATTCCTTTTGCTTGGTAGTTATCAGTAATAAGTTTCTTTAATCTTTTATCCGATGTATCAAAGAATCCACCTGTTGCAGTAACTGAACCAGCTACATATTCGTTACCACCGATATAAAATCTATTTCCATCGTTACCTACTAAAATATCATTTGCACCTGTTGAACCTCTATAAACGCTTAAAAAACCATAAGCAAAAGAAATACTACCGTTAAGATTTAATTTATATCCGTTATCAGTAGTAGTTCCTATCATTACATTCCCACTTGCGCCTTCAAAAGTTACCATAGGGCTTCCCGTATCGTAAGGGTCGGAAGTAGAAGTACTTGAATATAGAAACTGCAAAGTAGTTGGTCTTGTAAAAAAAGCAGAAATAGCCCAATTCTTTTTTGGGGTTATAGAACTAGGATATAAAAATATATTTGCAGATTCGTAAGTACTTGTTAAATTTTTACCTGTAGCTATCCCGTCTGCATTACCTGCGTAAACGTGTAACATTTTTAATGTAGAATTAGTGTTTAATCCTACACTTGTTCCATTATCAAACATTACTCCATTTCCTAAAGTAGAAGAACCTGTCCATTTAGTTAAGTAGTTAGTTGTACCGCTACCTGTTACACCGCTTCCGCCACCTCCGCCAATAGTTACTCCGTTAATTTGGAATACTCCGTTAATATTTACGTTCCCGTTTACTTGTAATTTACCTCCACCCGAAACCCCTGCATCAGTTCCTATTAATACATTACCGTTAGTATTTAAAAATAATTGATTTGTTCCGCTTCCTGCGTCCATTAAAATAGGTTGATAAGAACCTGTGCTTCTATATGAAGTCCCAATTTTAAATGAACTGCCTGTAAATCCAAAATATGCTACGTTGGTATTTGAGTTTTGTTCAATATGGATACCCCCTCCCGTACCTCCGTCTGTTTTTTGTTTAATAGATATCGTTGTATTTGTAAATCCTCCGCTTGTCGGATTAACTGCGTTATTAAACCTTGCTCTTCCGTCGTCGTCAATATTAAACATATCTCCCTCGCTACCACCACTCCAAGTAACTCTAAAAGGAAAAGTTCCTACATTTCCTCCACCTTTAATACTTAATCCATTTGAGGAAACAGGGCTAAAAAATGTAGACGCTCCATTTCCTGCTATTGTTAATCTAACTGTATCTGAAGTATAAAATTTCAACCAACCTGTTGTATTCTCTCCGTTACCTTCTATTAAACTAAATGCCTGTGTATTAGAATTTCTTTGAAAAGTTAAATAACTTATATTAGAAGCATTATTTTTTATTTCTAAGAAGTTACTTACCCTTGCCGTTCCATTAACATCTAACTTGTATCCTGCATCGGTAGTTGTTCCGATTCCAACGTTACCAGTAGAACCTTTTATTATTAAACCCGCATCAACACCACCATCTCTATAAATTGTAAAATCTTTTTTAGTAGTATTACCACTTGAATATAAAATAGCACTTGTTCCATTATGTGATAATATTGCTTGATTTGTACCACCAGTATCATATGCCATAATAATATTTCCTCTTGCAACTACTTCGCTACTAAATGTAGCAGCACCAGTAGAAGCAATTAATAAATGGTCTGCACTTCCGCCATTTGATAAAGCAAATAATCCACCAACACTTGTTAAGTAAATAGGATTTGTACCACCAAATGCTTTTAAAATTAAAGAACTACCTGCATATGTATTTGCGGTAGCCGTAAAAGTAGCTTGTGTTGCAGTAATAGTAGAACTAAAATTAGCACTTGTACCACTTAAAGCACCATACAAAGTAGTTAATTTTGAACTTGCTGTAAACTCTGCAATAGTTGCATTTTTACCATCTGCAATTACTAAATTTCTAAATTGAGTTGCTCCGTCATTGTAACCTCTATAGTTTATATATCCTGTAGAATTCTCATTCCTACTATAATTAAAGTTTAAAGCGTTATCAGCAGATAAATAAATTCCATATCCTAAATTATTATCTACTTTAAAAGGTATTGGAGCAGCTACTCTATCGTTAGAAATATTTAAAGCACCTGTTAAAGTTCCACCTGTTAAAGGTAAATAACCACTTAATGCAGAACCATAATTAGGAATATTAAATATCCCTGTTGTTGAATTGTAAGTAGCAGCACCGCTTGTACCTGTTGTGGTCAAACTAATAGCAGCACGAGCCAAAGCATCCGTATATTGTGTTATTGTAGAACTAATAGCACCTGTTGTGTTATTATATGAAATTCCTGTGCTACCACTTAAACTTGTTAGAGTTATGTAGTTAGAACCATTTGTGATTTGGTTGTTATTTGTAGGTATTGTGATAACTCCTGATGTAGAATTATAAGCACCACTTCCTGCCGTAAAACTTAAAGCAGCTCTTGACCTTGCATCTGTAAAATAAAGGTTTGTTAATTCAGTTACTTGTGATGTATTATAATCACCACTTGTAGCTACAACTACACCTGTTCTGCCAAATACACTTGTAACTGCATCTGTATTTATATCTGTCCAACTTGCAGTAATTGTTCCTGCATCTTGTTGTGTTAGTGTTAATGTCTTAGTTGTTGTTCCTGTAACTGCTGCACTTACTATTGAATCATTGTATGCAGTATTCCAATTACCTTGACTTGCAGTAGTAGGAATAGAATAACCTGCAGTTAAACTAAAAACCCCTGTTGTATTTGTATAAGTTAATCCTGTTGCACTTGAACTTAAAGATGCTAAAGTAATGTAAGCACTTGAATCAACAGAACCATCTGCCTTTAAGAACTGACTTGATGTACCTCCACTTTTTACTAAAGTAGTTGCATTTAAAGTACCTATAATAGTTGCAGCGTTACCACTACCACTTGTTTTGTTTATATATAAACCTTCGCCATTACCACCTTTTGTTATGTTTAAAGCTATTCCACTACCACTTGAATGATTAATAGCAAAAGTATTACTACCACCACTTGTTGTGAATGAAGCACTTGTACCATTTAAAGCAACATCTAAAGTTGCTCCCGTATTATTTAAAATAAAACTTTTTACACTGCTAGTCCCACTACCTGCAAAAATTCTAAAAGGATGATAAGTATTATCACTACCTCTATATGCTTGTATATAACCTCCATTTACATCAGTGCTAATATTTGCAAAGAAAGTTTGTGCATTTGTAAAAAATCCTATTTGAGCAGTTAAATTATTAGCACCTAAATTTACTGCACCTGTTGCACCTGTATATGGTACATATCCACTTAAATCCGTTGAATAATTAGGGATATTTAAAGTACTACCTATAAGAGTTGAAACACCCGAAGTACCTGTTGTAGTTAGTGTTATTGCGTTTTGCTTATTGTTAAAAGTTGTCCAATCTGCATTATCTAAATATCCATCCACCGAAGCCGAAGCAGCAGGAATTGATAAATCTGGAGTTGTACCTCCGCTTGATAACAAAGGTGCAGTAGCCGTAACAGATGTTACATAACCTGCTAAAGAAGGGAAAGTAGTTAAATTACCTGCTCCGTTTATATATTGACCTGAATTACCGTTAAATCCAATATTTATAGTTCCGCTTGTGGTAATTGGAGATCCAGTAACATTTAAACTATCACCACTTTCTGTAACTGCTACGCTTGTAACAGTACCTGTAGCACCACTAGCTCTTTGCCATATTGTACCACTATATATAACCTGATCGCCAACAAAGAAAGCAATAGGACCAGAACCAAAGTTTGCCGTTCCAGCTACATTACACAAATAAACATCACCTTGATTACCTGTACCATCTGCTAAAGTAGGTGTGTTAGTAGCTGCATTCCAAGTACCCTTATATTCCATAACAGAGTTTGGTAATTGAGATACTAATATCTTACCACTGCCATCTAACTGAGGGATACCACTTGGTACGTTAATCCCTAAAGCATTAACCACACCAGCTGTACCTGTTAATACACCTTCTAAATTCCTTACTTTAGCTCCGCCTGTTATTTGTATTTGTTGACTCATCTATATATATCTTAATTATTTGAATAATGCACGAACAAACTCATCAGCCTCTAATGCCCTTGTCGATGCAAAGGTAAGCGTTCCTGTAGATGAATTAAATCTTACATTCTCGCCCGTAGGAGTACCTGTAGCTGCAATACCTCTTACTTCAATACCTCCTCTTGTAACTGTAACACAACTCAATCCAATAGCACCAGCCCAAGTAATAGATGTTTCTCCTCCTGAAGCCGTATAGTCAAACATAACTACGTTTGAACCAACTACAACAACTCCACCTGGATTAACTTGAGTTCCTGTTATTGTGTATGGTCCTGTGCCCTGTAGTGAAACACTATAAGATGATGAATCCTCTACACCTCCAGTTATATTAAGTGAAGCAAGGTTTGCAGCACCGTTAAATACTGTATATCCTAAAGTATCGCTATTATCACCATTGTCATTATCTATTTGAAACTTAATCAATATCTGTGCTCTTGAAAGCTGCAGATTCGCTAAGAATAAATATGAATAATCTCTTAATGCTATAAATCCATCACAATCTACTTTCCAGGTAGCCATATCTGGCTTAAATACCTTAAAGTAACCACAAGATTGAGAAGATACTTCTAGCTGATCTACAGAAACCTCAAAAGAGCAGTTCGTGGCTGCTCCAAATGGTATTCCCTCTTCTGTTATAGGGTCATAATAATATAATACTATGTTACTTCCGTTTACTACTGATGCCATTATTAAAAATATCTTTTAGGTTTAACTACTTGAATATCTCCTATGTATTCTACGCTTTCTACAGATGTATTATTAGTGTTTGTAATCTCTATTAACTGGATACCACCAACCTGTACATTTGCAGCGTCTAAATCCATTCTATTCATTAAAAATTTCTTTCCATTATAAGTCATTGCTCCTGTTGGGGAGTCCTCTACTAAATATACTTTATCTAAGTAAATAAGTCCTGCAGTAGATTGATATGCTCCTAAATTTCCTTCTAAAGTTGCTATGTTCTTATTTAGCAAGTTAGAATATTGCCTCATTATTAAAAATGGCAATGATTCGTAGGTTAATGAAGGGTAACTATAACTATACCAATTAATAAGTGGATTTCTATTTGCGTCAACTAATAATCCTAAGTTATTAACGAGATTGTTTATTGTATTAGATTTATTATAAACAATGCCATAAGGTATGTCAATTGACTTTGCTACTGAATTTGTTTCTTCTATCTCCCTTGTAATGACTACCTCTTGTATAGCAGGGGCATTTTGAGTCATTTTAATATTTCTAAGAAATCCACCAGGAGCTCCATCTACTGCCCAAAATTCAACATTTACATAACCTTCGTATGTGATAGATCCGCCTACTGATAATCCAAGTGGTATATCTACAGATATAGTTTCATAATCTAAATTAGTTCCACCACCTACATCTCTAAATGCTGCAGATGTTACCCATTCGCTGCTACTGTTTAAATAATAAGTTGTTGAACCTACCAAAACCATAACATATAATCTAAATCTACCTCTTAATTCAAATGAAAGAGCAGCTCCAGGACCATACATTTGAGGAGTATATTCATATATTCCAGTAGGACCAGGAAACTTATTGCTTATTCTAGCTTCTCTACCTGGACCTGCTGCCATTTGACATACATTTAACTGTGCGTCATCACTATTAACAAAAAGAACTGTACCAAGTGGAGAACCCAACCTAGTAACATACCATCCTGCCGCAGATAGAGGAGAACTTATGTTTTTAAATGAACCATTATATATATAATTACTTGCTGATGCAATATCTATTTCAGCTTGTATTGTTGGATAACCCTTTTTAACAATCTTAACTTGATCTCCACCTATAAAATGAACATTATTTTGTGCGTATGGTTGTATTGTAATATTATTGTCAAATGTACCTGTTCCTGATATTGTTGGCACATCTTCAACTACATATCTTGTAAAGTATAATGTTGTAGCCATTTGGTTCATAGGTAGTATATACCAATCACCATTTGCTTGAAATAGTCTACAACCAAAAGATTTCATTATATTTTCTAAAACTGTATAGTAATCTAATCCTACAAAATCTCTTTTAAATTGGTAGGTTTGGCTGAATGGTTCATCTCCAGCAGCATCACCTCTATCAAACATACCTTCTGCATAATAAGAACAAAGAGAGTAAAAGAACGACATCCCATTATAAGGTAATTTGTTTAAGCAAGTACCTATTATGTTTAATAATTTGACATTGTTATTTGTATTTTCAAATCCGTCAAAGAATGTATATCTTAATAATGATAAACCATCAATGGCATTTAAAGATACTTGTTGTATGCCTCCTGTAAATCCTACTTGAGCATAGTTATTAAATAAGAAGCCCTTCCATTTAACTGCTGAGTTTATAACTAATTCAACGTAATATTTTGTATCATCAAAATCTAATAGGGTCAAAAAATTAGCATAATCTGCTTCTGTTGATATTGTAAACTGTATATCAAGTTCTGATGACACAATTGAAGCAATAGGGTCTTCTTCAGATGAATTAGGTTGCAATACTACTGATACTGCTTGATAGCTTGTAATAAAACCTGTATAGTCTTTTTCATAAATATCTACTACCAAGTCTACGCAATCATGCGTCTTTTGAGTTATCGTATATTTTTTACCGTAAGCCATTATGCTAAACTAATATTTTGTCCTTTAAGATTTGATGCCTTTTGTGCTCTATTTGTAGCTAATAATAAATCTTGTCCTCTAAGTACAAATGTACCACCTCCTCCTCCACCAATCATTGACTTTAATTTGTCTAATGGAGCAATAACTTCTGGATTGCTTTTAGCACCTGGATATTCACCAACAAGACCCATAGTAGGTCCTGAAACAATACCTCCATTAGCAAACGCAGGTGCATTATTTTGCTTTAGTTTATTTTTTAAAGCAGTACCTGCAGCAACAGCTAAAACTCCACCAGCTATAGCTACAATTGGATTTAATGATGATAAGGCTGCTATTGCGGCTTTTTGTGTAACACCGTATGTTATTAATGCTTTACCTAAAGAAATAACCGCATCAGCTAATATATTACCTATAGCAGACATATCAAATTTTTCTCCAGATACAAGATCACCAATTGCTTCACCAAAACTGGTAAGCATATCAATTTGTAACTGATTAAAAGCTGATTGTATAGCTTGATTTAATTGTTCCAATGGATCAACTAATCCTGCCATTCCAGCTTCTAAATTTTGTATCTTTTTATTATACTCATCTGTAGATATACCAGCAGCATCTAAAGCTGCCTTTTTTTCTTTTAACTTATCAATAGCCATTTGATAAGCATCTTTCTGTGCATTGTAATTACCTCTTGTAGCTCTTAAAGTTTGGTCTAGTTCTGTTTGAACATTTTTAATGTTCTCATTATTCATATCGGAATTAATCTTCTTAATTCCATCAGCAATACTTTCTCTATTTTTAACTATAATTTTAGCAATATTTTCTTCATCATCTTGCTCCTTTTTAAGCAATGATGCTTTAAGGTTGTAAGTTTGCTTATATAAATCTGCTATAGTATTTTGATAAAATGATTCTTCTATAATTCCTAGATTATACCAAGAAATCAAATCAGACATTCCTTTGCTTAGTAATTGTACTTTTTTTACATCATTACCTTCTGCGTATGATAATTGATTATCTAAATTTTCTTTAAATAGTCTTTGTTCTTCTTCTAATGCATTTTGGAAATCCTTTGAATAAGTATCTTTAGGTTTAGGTTCATCTTTTTTACCCCCTCCTGCAACTGGCAATAAACCTGCTACAGCAGCTTTTTGTAAATCAAGTATCTTAGTTTTTATCTTTTCAACACCTGTTGCTACATCTAAAACCTTTTGCTCTTGCTTTAACCATTGTACTTCAGCTTCATTATTATAAGATTTAGAAGCTAAACCAGTAACATCAATTTCTCTACTTAATGCAGCATATCCTAATACTCCTTTTTTTGAAGCTGTTTCTGCCGTCTTTGCCGTAATTTTAGCTTGACCAGCTAATTCTTTTTCTTTATCTAATAACTTAGCTTGTTGAACATAATCATCTTTATATGCAGCTATTAAAGCTTGATTAAGCATTGCCTCAGTAACCTTTTTAATAGCTTCTTCTGACTTGCCTGTCTTTATTGTATTCTCATCTAGCTTAATACCATATTCACCTAAAACTTTATTAACCTCACTAATTGCATTTTTTCTTTGAACATCTGTTGAATTTGCATCTCTAGCAATTTTAACATAGTTAGTTAAAAGTACATCAGTAGAATAAAATTCATTTTTTGAATTAGCTAATGCTTTGTTTAATTCATCCTGAGAGTTCTTTAAATCATCTGTAGCCTTTTTAGTTTTAAATAACCCCATATCCCATGCAGTAATAGCTGCAATAACAGCAGATATACCCAAGTATATAGGTCCAGTCATTTTAGCAAAGCCACCAGCAAGAGCAGGTAAGTTATTTTGAATACCTCTAAATCCAAATGGTAAATCCTGAAGAACTAATGCTAGATTAGTCCATTGCATATTGTTTTTTCGTAATGAACCAGTAGTTTGATCTAATCCTGCAGAAGTAGGCATTGATGCAGTCATCTTTTTAAAACTAGCACTTGCTGGGTCAATACCATTTGCAACTAATGATTGAAAATCTTTTTGCAGTTTGATTGCAGCAGCTCCTGCTTGTTGTGATGCAGGACCGAATAATTTTATAGCAGCTTCTAGATTTTTTGCATTCTTTTGCATATTACTAGCAATTTTCTGGAACTCTTTGTCAGTACCATTAAATTGCCCAATCATCTGATATAATGCATCATTAACCCCTTGAAAATCGAGGTTTAATTTTAAATCTACTGAATTATCGGTAACCATTATGCTATTTCTTTATATTATCGTATTTTTTTAGAACTTCTTTAAGCTCCTCAGGTGTCATCACTCTTTGCTTTACAAAGTTACGATTATCGCAGTCAAGTGATAAAAGCTCAGTAGGCTTTACTTTCTTACCTTTTGGAAGCTGCATATTTATCAAAAGAGTAGTTTGCCATCTAACTCTTATCCATTCTTGTTCTTCCTTATGACGGTAACCATACCAAATAAAATCTAACTCAGCCATCGTCATATCCCAAAACAAATGGGGAAGCACTTGGCACTCCCCCATTGTATATCTTTCAATATCAATCCACTCTAATTTTTTTTTACAGCATTTTTTGAATCCTTCTTATTAGTTGGTTGTTCAAGCTCACTATTCATACTTTCAGCAAGCATAGCCATAACATCTTGAAACTTCTTACTACCTAATCCACCCATATCATCAATCCAGTCACATACTTGTATGTCTGTAAAGCTTGGAGTTATTCCTTGACTATACAATGGATATTCTGCCGCAGCTTTTAGCAAATTGGTAATAGCATCTAACGATTGATTACCTGATAATGCATCTGATATATCTGTTGGTCCAATACCTTGTAGTTGACAGAATCTTTTTAAAGACCATGTACAAAACCTCATAGGTATCTTAGTCCCATCTGTTAGGGATAGTTCGTAATGTCCTCTCATATTTTGGTGTTTTTAGTTTTGTTGGTGTTATACGGCTGGGTTTGCAGCTTGAGTCAATACTCCTGTTCCTGTAAAAGAAGCAGAGTAAGTTACTGGAGATTCCATGTCAGCAGTAATATCTAAACTCTCTACAAATGCTAAACCAGACCATGCTAAGTCACCTACAATAACAGTTGAACCTGTAGCTGTTGTAAACTTAACTGTAACTGCTGTTCTACTATTTAAAGCAGAGAAAATATCTCCTACTGAATAGTTAACACTTGTTGGCTCTACTGTAGCAAGACCATCTGTTGTTAAAGACCAAGAACGTAAACCGCCAATTTCTTCAGCCCATCCACCACTTGATTTAGTTGTTGCATCTGGCAAATCAGCACTTACTGATAAAGAACATGATGTTGAGTGAGCTATTACTTCACTGCCTACTAGAACTACTAGATTTGTACCATTAAAAATTCCTGTTGTTGGCATTTTATTTTATTTTAATTTTTTATAATATTTGAGTTACGAAATGATCCATTGTAATTACTCTTCTGAAAACATAAGATTCATCTACATAATCAAATGTAGCAATATTGCTTGTCATCTTACGAGTAACTATTTTAAAGTCAGGAGAAGCACTTGGGTAATCTGGTACATTAACGCCTATGATCTCTAACAATTCGTTAGCCCACTGGTCTACCGATTTCTGCCCTACTTCACCTGACTTAAGTGTTCTATACACAACATCAAATTGAATAGTAACTTCAAAGTTGTAACTCTGTTTGTCACTATTTTCTAAAGATGTTTGACTGCTAATGAGTAAAAACGGAGGCTCTACATCGTCAGGTGCAATAGTATCGTAAACACCCAAAGAAAAACTCTCTGAGGCTAACTTATCTACATAAGCCTTTCTTATAGCTAATCCGCAATCTTTCATTAAGCTTCTGTTTCCTCTTTTACTTCCTCAGGATTTTGCTCTTGAGCAAGTTTTGATAAGAACTGGGTTAAAGGTAAACCAAATTTAGTTGGCATTTCTTGAATAAATGCATCTAATTGTTTTACCTGCTCTTCGTTTAATGTAATTGTCATGGTATTGATTTTGTACAAATTTAATGAAATATATTTATATAAGATTACCTTACTCTATACCCTTTTAAAGTTTTTAACAATGTTGCAAATTTCTCATCAAATGTCTTAAAGAAGAATGGTCTATTTTCCATATTATATGGTCTTAAATTTGACCCTCTAAATTGAGAAGCATAACTGGTCAATGGCTTTTTAGTGCTAAATTTATATGGTGGTATCCCAAATCCTCCTCCCGTACCAAATTCAACATAAGGAGCATATTTAACTGAACTATTACCCATTGAAAAAGTAGCATACCCATTTTGATATGGTCTAGAAGATACACTTCTAGATAAATTACCTGTTCTTTTATAAGGGTTTTTTGCAGTAGATTTTAGTCTAGGTAAATTTCCTGCTTTTGTTGTAGCCTCTACTTCCATAGCCTTTACCGCCCTATTAATTTCTTGTACAGCATAAGCCTTGTATAATTCTGCTGTTTGCTTATACTTGTTTTGTATTTTATATAAAGCCTTGCTATCTACCGTAAATGTAGCCATTATTTAAGTGTTGAACAACCTATTAAAAAATACTTATTACGATCATTTTCGTTTATGATAGAATTTATCATATATAATTTGTTTTGAAAGGTGATAGTCAGCTTCTTATCAAATACTTTAGATGTTGTATATCTTATTCTAAATGTAATATCAGCAGCAAAACCATCAGTGCCAGCTATGTTAGTTCTAGTATTACTATCTGTAACAATCTCAGCCCAACAAGTATAATAAGCTGAAAGAGTGTTTACAAACCCACCAGCACCGTCAGAAGCTCCAGTCTTACTATTAAAAGTAATCCTATTCATTAATCTTCCTATCATTAGATAATTACGTTTATGCGTTTAAATGGCTTCATAAGCTCGTATGCGGTCATCAAATTAGCTGATGGCTTGGTTGCCTCAACCGATGACTCTCTGTACTCGTATAGGTCTGAAACCATCTTTAAAAGGGCAGTCTTCATTGTTTCAGGAGTTGTAGTGTAACCACAAGTGTAAGTAAACCTAAACTCATTCTGATAAATGCTAGTCATGTATACCTTTTTTGTTGTTTCACCAAGAATTTGGTAACCACCTACAGGTATTACTACCCAATTTGTGCTATCCCAATACTCTACTACAGATATTATGTTAGTAGGTACATAAGGAAGCTCTATAAATTCATCTACATAAGCTACAACTCTTAAAGTTCTAGGAGTCATTGCGACACCTGCATATTGCTCAAGTCTTGTTTGAGCTGTATTGATTAAAGATGTAATCAAAGTATCATCTTCGCTGTAATCTACTCTAAGGTAATTTTTAGCTTCCGCTAAAGTAACCACTGTGGCTGTAGGTGCTACTGTGGTCGTAATATCTCTTACTATTTGCATTATGCCATTGTTTTTACAAAAATAACTAAAATATAGCGGACATAAAAAAGGGGCAGCTTTTTAGGCTACCCCTTATATTTTAGATTAATCTAGGATTAAGCTACATTACCGAAATCTCCGTATACAAACGCACTGTTGTAGTAGATAGGGAATGCAATACGAGCTTCAACTCTTACAGTAATCAAGTTCTTTTGGAAGTTATCGCTATCCATTTCAGAGAACTGAACAGAGATACCTTGATTTTGCATGATTTGAGCACCCATAGCCCAGTCACCTACTAAGAACTTATCAGCAGCGATAGCTGTAGATTGGAATACAGGGATACCAGCGATAGTTAAAGAACCATCAGTAGTAACAACTGTAGAACCTGGAAGGCTATAAGCAGCGTTAGTATTCTTAGTGTTCATGATGTTAGCCCAATCGGTTGGGTTGATCAAGATACCGTTAGCAGAATAGTTACCAGCAGAAACTTGTGCAATAGCTTGTACTAATTGCTCAACGTCAACTGTAGCAGCACCACTGAAAGCAGCAGCGTTTACAGTCAAACCAGTTAAGTTTGGAGCTGTACCGTTACCATTCAATAACTGAGCATCTTCAGCTAATAAATACTTCTCTAACAAACGAGCTTGTAAGAAAGAAGTCATAGCAGGAACGTCATCTAACATTTGACGAGAGATTCTTACGAAACCAGCGATGTACTGAGCAGGAGCATCAGTCATTGTGATATCGAAATCGATTTGAGATTTAGCAGAACCTTGTACTTGTGGAGCTGCATCACCTTCGCCACCTGTTTCCTTAGGGAAAGTGAATAAACCTGTAGAGATAGTTCCTACTGGTAATAAGCTTCTCAAATGCACCTTACGAGAAGGAAGAGCATATACTTGAGGAGCATATTGTCTTTGGATATCACCAGTTAAGTTAACTGCTTCTGTCATGTTACCTACTGCCTTAGTGTCTAATACAAAGCCAGAACGCTTTACTTCACCACGACCTAATTTTGCGATGCTGTCAGCATTCTTTTCGATTGCGTCAGCAAGAGTTACGTTGAACCCTTTTACTTGATTTTCGTTCATTGTCTTACGATTGTTTTTTGCCTCTAATTTGTCAGCAGCATCTTTTACTACAGCAACTTGAGATTTTAATTCTTCTAATTCTGATTTTAAACTGTCTACCGCTACTGCGTTATCAGCTTTTAATGTTTCGATAGCACCGTTTACTTCGGTTTTAACGCCTTCGAAAGCACTTT